AAATCTAATGATTCTAATTTAAATACACCAATTTGGGCACTTAGATTAGAAGCTGGTGTTGATTTAAGTCAAACTGGCATAACTTCAAGTGGAGTATTTACCACTGGTTTTACTGGTAGCATGTTTTTAGGTACTGTCGTTGATAGTATTGGTAAAACTGGTGTTTATAGTAGTGCATGGATTAAAGATATTCCAACTCAAATTCAAACGTTGGTTGTTAAAAAATTTAAAGTAACTGCATATACTGGTCAAACTGGTATTGGTATTGTTAGTGGAAATACTGTCACATATACAGGAAAAACATTAAGTGAATATCAAAACATGGTTGTTGCAGTTATTAGAAGTAGAGGTATTTCATCAATAGGTGTAAATCAGAGTTCTGTAACTAAATTTGATACAACAACTTTAACCATGCCAACCAATCTCACAATTGTTGGTTCTGGTGATATGTTTGGTAAATTTACATTACTTGCATCGAGTGGTGTAACAAATGCTACATATACTGTTTCATTAAATCCAAATGATAGTAGCTATTTACCAAATGTTATTGGTGCTGAACCAAATGACAAAAATACTATGATTTATGTTCAGTCAATTTATCCTGACTTGATTAAGAAGTTGGATGCAGAAGGTATTGCTTATGGTATTAGTTCAACATTAATTAATGCAACTTCAAATAGCTTTACTGATTACGCAACATCATTCAAAACACCTGAGACTCCTTGGGTAGTATCTCAGTTAATGGGTAGTACTCTTTCTAAACTTTTCAAATTGATTAGTATTTCAGATGGTGATGCAGCTAATCAGGAAATTAAAATAAGTATTGCAAACATTAATCCACTTACTTTTGAGTTTGACGTTTATGTTCGTGATTTTTACGATACTGACGCTAATCCAAACTTCTTGGAATCATTTACTAAATGTACTATGATTAAAGGTACTACTAATTATATTGCACAGCGTATCGGTACTTCTAATGGAGAATATACACTCAATAGTAAATATATTATGGTTGATATTGCAAACGATGTTCCACTTGATGTATTCCCAGCAGGTTTTGAAGGCTATCCAATTAGTGATTATGCAGTTTCTGCAACAACCGATTCTATGAATACAATTGGTAAGTCCCCAAAAATTTTATATAAAACAGAATATACTGTTAATGAAAGTGTTGGCAATAAATTAAATAAAGTATACTTAGGTGTTTCTGAACATGGATATGATAGTGCAACTTCTACTGGTACTGGTATTAATCAGAACTTCTTTAACTATAATGGTCAAAGTGGTTTGGTTAACACTAAAGGTTTCCACATGGATAGTGGTGCAACTGGTACTTATGATGGTTTCCAATTTGAGGTTGGTGCTGGACAATTCCAGACATATGCTGACTCAAATAATCCTTTGAATCCATATTATAACATCAAATCAAGAAAATTCACATTTGCACCTGCAGGTGGTTTCGATGGTTGGGATGTAAATAGAATTGAACGTTCATATGGAAATGGTTTCCAAAAAGGTGGAATTTATGATGGTGTTCCAGTAGGAGCAACCCCAGTAAATGACTTCCAAGCATGGGAAATGGCTATTGATACATATAGCAACCCTGAAAGCGTTACGATTAACCTTTTTGCAACCCCCGGTATCAACTGGTCAGACCAGAACATCTTGGTTCAAAACACTATCGAAATGATTGAGCAGCAAAGAACTGACACATTATATATCATCGATTCTCCAGACATTGACATTACATTAACTGTTGGTGATGGTGGAAAAGCTGACGTACTTGCAGCACAGGAAGTTGTTCAGTTACTTGATGACGCTGAAATTGATAGTAGCTATGGTTGTACATATTTCCCTTGGATTCAAATGTACGATAGTCAGAATGCTGTGAAGGTTTATGTTCCTGCAACTGGTGAAGTAGCAAAAGCAATGGCGTTTACTGACAACACTGCATTCCCTTGGTTTGCACCTGCTGGTCTTAATCGTGGTGTTACAAATGCAATCAAATCTAAATACAAATTGAGTCTTGAAGCTCGTGATACACTTTACGCAGGTAGAATCAACCCAATGGCTGACTTTGCAGATGCTGGTACAGCAATCTTTGGACAGAAAACTCTACAGGTTAAAGAAAGTGCACTTGACAGAATCAATGTACGTAGATTATTACTTCAAATCAAGGTTCTTATTGCAAACATTGCAATCAGACTTGTATTCGAACAAAATGACCAAGTAACTATTGACCAATTCTTGTCAAAAGCTAACCCAATCCTTGATGCTATCAAGAGAGAAAGAGGCTTAACTGACTTCAGAGTAAAAATGGACGATAGCAACAATACAACTGAAACCAGAGATAGAAACGAATTGTATGGTGAAATATTCTTGAAACCAACACGTGCTGTTGAGTTCATTGGAATCACATTCACAATCACTCCATCTGGTGCAAGTTTCTCAGATGTTGGTGCATAACAAATAACAATAAATTGAAGACCCGTCAGTGTGGCGGGTCTTTTTTTATTTAGTAGTATTTATGAGAAAAATAACATTACATTTTAAATAAAAAATTATGAGTAACAAAAATAAAAGAACTGGTATTTTAAACCAAGTTATTGAAGAACAAGAAGAATTACAAGAGGTTGTTGAGAATGAAACAATCGTTGCCGACATAGAAGAAGTTGTTGAAGCAGTTACTGAAGAAGAAATTGTACGAGCACCATCATTTGAAGAACAACCAAATCGTGGGGTTGTTGAAGCACCAGTTGCTGAAGAAGAAATTTTAGAAGAAGAATTGGTTGAAGAACCTGTTGAAGAAGAATTTATTGCATCAGCAGTAGAAGCACCTAAACCTGAAAGAACAATTGATAGTTTAAGTAAAGACGAACTAAGACATTTTCAGAGAACAGGTGTTATGCCAAAATAATAATTATTTGTTTTCAAATGATTGAGTATTTATAGAAAACACAAAAATAATTACAGAAAATTAAATAATTTAGAATTATGGCACAAATGATAAGGGAAATCCCATTTAAATACGAACCAAAAAGGGTTAATAGATTCTATGCAGAATTTATTGATGTTGGTGTTGAAGTATGGAGTATTCAGAAGTTCAAAAGACCTTCAATGAAAATTAATAGTGTTCCAATTCAGTTCATGAACGAACAAAACTATGTAGCAGGTAGATATACTTGGGATACAATGTCTTTGACGTTTCTTGACCCGATAGGACCTTCAACCTCACAGATTCTTATGGAGTGGGTACGTTTGCATGCAGAATCACTTACAGGACGTATGGGTTATGCTGCAGGTTACAAGAAAAACATTTTACTTAAATCTTTAGACCCAACGGGTGCTGAAGTTGAAAAATGGTTCTTGGAACAGTGTATGATTACTTCGATTGACTTCGGTGATAATGATTATGGTAATGACGAATTGACCAACATTACACTTGAAATTCAGCCTTGGCGTTGTATTCTTAACCTATAAGATACACAAAACAGAATTAAAAGCCACATTATTTGTGGCTTTTTTAATTATTAAGCAGCCAATTCTAAGATTCTATTTTCAATGATTTTCTTAACATAGTACGTTCTATCCTTAGCCTCAATTATCTCATACGATGGGTTATTATGACTAAACCAGACGATATATGATTTACCAAGTTTAATTCCAGTATATTTCTCGATAATATATTTATATAGTCCAAGCTGTATCGAATATATTTCGAGGTCACTATCTTCCAACATATATAGGTCACCCGTTAAGTGCCTACTTTTCATTTCTTTAGTAAATTCTTTATTAGTTTTCCAATCATAAATCTGAAATTCACCTTTTTTTACATTAAAAAATAACATATCAAGCATTCCACCAATTAGACTTTCTCTATCAAACACCACAAGTTCTGTTCTTATCGGAATTAATTTACCTTGAACGTCTTGATAAAAATTATCTACGTGTTTTTTTGTTATGTCGTATTCAATCTTAACTGGGTCGAAACCAAATTCATTAAGAATTAATTGTTTAGGGTATTCGTATTTCTTATTTTGGAAGATATTTTCTGCGTAGTCGTGAATTGCAGAACCTTTAATCGTACCTTTTTTATTAATAAATTTCCATGCTCGAATAATTTCTCTTTGAGATAACCTGAACTGGTCTGCTTTATATTGTGACCAATAGTCTTCATTAAATTCTTCATGATATCTACCAATCAATGTTGTAACGCTCACCAATTGTTTATCATCCACATAATATTTATGTGGTTCATCATAAAACGTGACATCGTTGAATGCCGTGAATAATTGGTGAGGTATTGGAATTTCAATATTCATAGGAAGCAAATATACAAAAAATTAATTAATCACAATATTTTTTTGTAATATTTGGTCGAGTTGTAAATCTTCGAGTTGTTTAATAATTGCGGTTTTATCTGCAGGAAGTCCTGAGTACCCATGTATGTGATTAATCAATGCATTTCTAAACACGTTTAAGGCTTCTACAATGATGTCTCCACGACCAACTGGGTGTCCGTCAGTGAATATACGCTCTCTATCCTGTGAAGTTAACCTTGCTGCCTTAAATTGAGGATTTCCACTATGTGAAATCAAAGCAATCTTATCACTCATTACAATAGTATTACTATAATACACATTTTCTGTTCCAGTTTGTGGCTCATAAATCACACTAATTTCTGCGGGGTTCTTCACGTTAAGTTTTAGAATATTTCCATTCTCGTGTTTACCTGCTCTAATATGAACTTCGTTGATTCGAAGTAACACATCTGTGTTTACTTTACCAATAATTGCAACATCGGTCTTTAATGGAAACACACCATCTGCATCAGGATACGTTGAAGGTGCTTTATCAGGATTGGTTAATCCAAGGTTAGTTGTTGAAAGTGCAGTATATTTTGAATCGAATTCAATTTTCTGTGGTTGAGATATTACACTACCCATCCAGAATCTACTTCTTTCAGGAAATTTAATATCTTCAAGAAATACTCTAACAATTTCACCAACTTGTGGATATAAATGAAAGAATTTTGGAAGTAATGGATAACACCAAGGTAAATCATTATCAGATGTACGATTATCTAAATCAGGAATTCTTACCTTAATTCTACCACCATCAGTATCGTCAGCAATACTCATAACCTCACCATAGTATATAGTTCTTTGTGGAATAATACTTGCGTTCTGAGGCTTATTGGGATTGCTCGTCTGTATATATGGTTTATCAAATGACATATTATTGTGTTATTACTTCAACAATTGCAACATAATTTCTTTCAAGTTCATCAAGTTCAACAATTTTATTATTAATACTTGTTTCAAGTCTTTCAATCTCGACAGTTGTATCAATAATCTCTTGTTTCAAAACGTCATGTCTGGCTTTGATATCATTACCTCTTTTAAGTAACTCTGTCGGTGTAAGTTTTGTATAGTCTTCCATTATTGTGCTACTCCATAACCTTTTGAATATATTATTGTTGAGCCGAATACGGATACGGGTCCCGTAGGTGAAATACCTGCTGCTGTGATAGTTATCCCCGGGGGGATTGCCACCGATATTATCATGTCTTCCTGAATTGCTTTCACTATTTCTTCAATTCTAATTCTTTCCATGATTTCATCGGGACTAACTGCACCAGAAGGTAGTACACCTACAGGTAAACCTGCTTCTGACTTTCTCGCAATAATACGTGAAGCAATTTTAGTTGGTGACAATCCAGTTCGCATTGGTACTCCAATTAATATCAAAGGAGTTGGCACAGGGGTTGGACTTCCAGTTGATGAAAGACTCAATATTCTGCTAAAACCTTCAACAATTGCATCAATGCTACTGAAATCGATTGCCATGTTACTTTACTGCTTTAAGTTCTTTAATGCTTATCCATTTCCAACCTAAAACCAAATAGGTTAATGTTCTTCTAATCCAATTAGGTTTGATTGTTGTTGCAAGCTGAGTTCCACCCATATCACCATCGATAAGGTAAACGCCTACAAATTGTCTGTTTAATTTCTGGTCTACTATCATAAATTTATTTATTTAATTATCCTGTTAATGCTGCAATTCTACCTGCAGGTGTTAAACTTTTTATTATACCTACGTACTGATTTATTTTTTCTTTGATTATTTTCTTAATTACTGGTTTCAACAATATCATCAAATATGTTACTGCAAGCATAAATATGAATTCTGCAACGATTTTCATAATTTCTTTCGCCATACACTTGATACAAATCTTGAAATTTTTCATATCATCTTTAGCTGCACTGAGTTGAACATCACCATTATTCTGTAATGCTGACATCATTCCAAACAGTACTCGCACCTGTGGCGCAGTAGTTACTGCCTGTAACATTTTACTCGTGAATGCTTTAATGATTTTTTGAAAAAATCCGTCTTTAATTGTTTGTTTGTTCTCAGCAGTTGTTGCTGCAGTGCCTGTACTTCCACTTGTGCTCTGGTCAATTGTTGCTTCCATTGCATTACCAATAGCAAAAGGGTCTGTTGAGCCACTGATATTACCAATAAGACCACTTAAATCGTCAAATGAAAGTGATGCTGGCATTAATCCACAACCCATATTATAATTAACCTGACCATTCACCATTTCAATTGCTTTTTGAAGCAATGCATCATATTCTGAAGGTGAAATTTCGAATGAATCATCCTCATTTAATAGTTGGTCAAGAATTAGCTCAACCTGTAATTCATCATTAACCTGTTCAATGGTTTTACCTTGTTTTTTTGCCAATGTACCATAAATATTGTCCATCACAGTGGACATAATTTCTTTCTTATTTAAAAGTTCTGTGCTATCAATGTATGTTCCAAAATAATCACCAATTGTTGGGTTAGGAACTATATCAAGTTTAGGTTTAATATTAAACGTGTCAGATGTTGCATTATAATTGATATACATATTACTATATGGTGAATCTGTACCCGAATTTACTATTGCATTGTGTGCAATACTATCAAAATTAGGTTTAGATGTATCATATAAAATATTACCATCGCTTGAAGATGGCGAAACTTTTAATTTACCATTCGTGTCAATGCTTTTAACGGGAACTGTAATTCCATTAGTCTTAAATGTGGTTGGAAATGTGTCACTTGCATTAGATTGTACAAATTGTTTTTTGAGCGCAGTTTTTAATTTAGGTTCTGCCTCACCAATTACTTTGGTAAACATACCACCGACTGCTTCTTTTATTGCTTCAGTACCAGCAACAACTTTCAGCACATCAAGTAGATATGGAATAGCATCACTCTTATTATTAATTGAAGAAAATAAATCTGTCTGCTTTAGTTTCTTACCCTCCTGATTTAAAGAAGTATAAGCACCTATAGTTGTAAAGATTTTCCTTTTACTATCTGCTCTGCTCATTATTTATTTTTACTTTTTTCCTTTTTCTCCAATTCATCTGCAACAAAATTCAATAGCTCGTTTCTTCTATCAGTAGAAACTACACCAGTTTCTTCAGAAGATTCTTTACTACTATTGCTTGACGAAGTACCACCAACTTTATTATCGAATACAACTTCCTTTAAATACTTCAATAACATAATTTTTTGGTCAACGTTTTTAGCTTCGGCAGCGATAAGTTTAACAATTTGGTCACCAATTGCCTGAACTTCTCCACTTTCTTTAATCTTGGTTTCCCATTTAGTGAATAATCTCACAATTTTTGCTCTTTGGTTGTGACTATCGTCATATATTTCTTGAAGAAGTTTGTTTACACTGTCTTCATCAAATTTTAGTTTTTTTCTCTGTGGTCTCATAAAATATAGTTTTAGTACATATAAATACTTTAATATAATTTATGTGTATTTTCGTCTCTCTCTGCCTCAGTCGTGGCATTCCATTCTTCCTTTGTAAATAATTTACCTGTTTTACCAATAACCATGTCATGCATCACATAGATTCCTTCGATATCATCTGCAGATAATTTCATTGCCATTTGATTCGGATTTGGGTCATGAACTACATTCAGATTTTTATCGACAATAACTGCATGTGTTGTATTTTCAAATGTCTGACTTTTAACTACACCATAAAAATAACCACCAACTCCACCATCAAATTCAGCAATCTTACGCATAAATTCAGTATTGTATTTACCCTTATTAATATAACAAAGGTCATACCCTCTATCCTCACAAAAATGGTGCATGGCTAAAAACCAACCATCACCAAGTTCTTTGAAATTAGGAACATCTTCAAGTTTTTCATCGAACAAACTTGCAATTGCTGCTTGCATGCAGTTACCTGTTCCTTTAGAAACAATGGTTTGATATACTTTAATCATCTAAGTAATCCATTTTTTCAAAAAAGTATATTTCTTTGAATGGCTTGATGCCAATTCGAATTTCTTTTGTACTCAATCCAGTTTGTTCTTTCAGATATAACAAGATTTTATTCTTTGCAAATTTATTTGTAACTCTTTTATTGAATTTACCTTCAGGACTATCTTCCATAAATAATACCTGCCAGTTCTTCAACACGTTAACGATTGCATCACCAACAATGATTTCATTTTTCTTCATCACAGGGTCATTATTAATCTTGTCTTCGATTTTCTCGATGACAGAGTTAATTAACTTCTCAAGTTGGTGTTGAGTTTCGAGTTCAATTTCATATGTATAATCAGAATTTTCATTAATTTCATCGATGTAATCATCAAAGCTCAAATTAATTTTCTTCTCTGTATAGCTTTTTTTACTATGGTCTTTGTAATAATTTCTAATAATGGTCTGACAATAGCTAAATGCTTTTGTTTTATTACCAGATTTTGTAATTTTATCAGGATTAAACTTCACCATGTGTTCAATCAAATGTGTTAAAGCATTTGACTCAACTTCAACCATATCGTAGTTTCCAATATGAATTGGATACCTACGAAGTATGGATTGTATCATTTTGCGAAAGGGTTCAATCAGTATCTGATTATAAATTCGATTTTTTTCATCCAACGAGTTCGAATTAATATAGTCGATTACTGCTTGTTCTTCCCTTTCGGCAAAATACGGAGCACTGTTTTCGATTTCCTTCATTTATCATGTGTCAAAATTATAGGTTATTCTTCGATAACTAATTTCTGAAGTCTTGACATATCAATTAGTCTGTCGTTTATGAAATTAGATTCATTCGTTGCTGTCTCAAACCAAAATTTTCTTTCGTTCATTGGCATTGTCTTGAGATACACGTCAAACAAACTACCTTCTCTGGATGCCACGTGTTTGTAACCGATTTTTGGCATGGTAAATACTTTAGATGCATTGTTCAATGCTCTTAGCAAGAACTCATACATGAAAGCTAATTTTATGTTTGATTTGTATTTACCAAGATTTTTGAACTCAGATTTTTTGATAACAGCACCACTCAACTTGAAGTCAGTGTATTGTTTCAACGCTGCTGCGTTTAAATAACCCATTTCACCATTCTCACCAACAAACTGTTGTGCCCATACGGTTTCATTTGTTAATTTAATACCCTGATTCAATTCATTAACCTCAATCATCATAGTTAAGAAGATATCGATTTCTGGATAGCTTTGAATGTATTGTGTTGAATTTCTGAAGAATGTACTACTATATTCGTCATCGAATTCAAGTACCGAGAAATAATCGGTAGTTACTGATTCCACAGCAAGGTTAACCTGTGACTGGTAGTCAGTGTTACCTTCATTTATGACAAATGATACGTTAGGACGTTGTTCTGTAGAAATATGTGGCACTAAAGCATTTAATACTTCTTGAGGTGCAACCACAACTATTTGTGGCAGCGCATCAACATTTTCTTGTTTAACTACTGATTCAATTGCTTTATCTAAAAGGATTTGTACTTTTTCGTTAAACTCGTGTACTGGAATTATTACTGATATATTCATATTATTTAAATTATACGATTGTTAAGTTATTTTTTTCTACATCAGGTGTAGTTTGTGGAACGATTGCAGATTCCAATAGTTTGATTCTCTTATAAACTATTTCGTTGTAAATCTCAGTCAATTTGATTTCACTGTCAGCCTGATTGTATTTGCTTGCAATTTTTTCCATTGAATCATATAACTCTGGAGTGATACTATCATCAAGAAATTTCACAAGCACGTCTCCAAGCAATATTGGAAGGTCATAATAGTTTTCAGTCCAAACGCCACCACCTTCAACAATCTTAGTAACTTTACCAGTTTCGTCTCTTTCTACCAAGTACTCTGGCATAATATCTGGTTTCAAACA